AAGCTGTGATACTGTACCACTAGGCTTGACACAGGTAATAGCAGCAGACTGTTGAATACCAAGTTCCCACGCCATAGCTGCGTTAGCTTCAATGGCAGTAACACGTAGCATCTCAAGTGTATCAGCTACCTCTTTACCTTTATGCAATGCAGCACAGTCCATGATGCCTGTCAGTGATACACCAAGCAAGCGTTCTTCCTCTGTATTATTCTTCCAAATCTTACGCAGATAACGAAAGTTTGTTAGTGTAGCTTGGAATGTACCCAGAATAGTAGCAAGCCGTACCTTCTCTTTCAAAGAGAGAAGCGTATCTGTTTCACGTGCAACTACCTCAGACAAGTTACAGAACTGGTATGGACGAAGGATAATCTCAGAGCAAGGATTACAACCAAAGTCTTGGTCAGCATCACGCCTACCATTCTTGGCTGCTTGCTTCTTAGATGATTCACGATTGAAGATACCACGTTCACCTGACTTGCTGTCGTACAGTGACAACCATTCACGCATGAATGTACCCATCTCTGGCTTCTGCTTGTACGCTACAGAGTTATTAGCCAACGCACGTTGCCCTTCATTCTCCCACCACTGACCTGATTTAGCGTGAGCCATCTGGTCATCGTTAAGATTAGACAATGAAATCAATGCACTACGGCGTACACCACCAACGACTACCACTTCACCAATCTTACACATGATGTCGTGACATTCTATTGGGTAGAGTCTACGTCCCTTTGCACCTTTGAACTTCTGTATGACAAACTCAAACAGTTCTACCAATGGCTGTGGGCCTGACGCACGACCACCGAATGTCTTCAGCCTTGCACCTGCTGGGCGTACCTCTGATACATCCCACTTAGGAACCTGACCAGTGTACAACATAGCAATCAATTCTTTCAGTGACTTAGCCCAACCCGGACGACTGTCACCTACCTTGATTACTGTGTCTGTGTTATGAAACTCTTCATTCACAATAGGCAGCTTCTCAATATTGTGACGTTCAACGCTAAAGCCAACGCCAGTGCCACACATAAGGATGTACATAGTCTCATCAAAGGCACGTGGGCTATCCACAGGTACGTATGAACAGTTGTATCCACCTACATGGCAACGGTCTAGTGCTGGGCCGCTAGTCATCAATGCCCTCATACTAGGCATGATTGACTGATTCAATACAGCTTCTTCCAGTTCAGACCTCAAGTTGTCAGATAACTTATAATTATTATTGATAGCCAAGTGATTAGCCATATAATCAAAATATCTTGATACTGTTTCATTCCAAGTTTCTCTTCTTTGTTCATCTTCTTTCCACCTTGCATAGCGTGAGAGGGCAATAAAATTTTGATAGTCTGTTGGTAGCTGATTGTTCATTTAATACTCCATTACTGTTCTAATTGTTTTAATTGTTACACCATCTATGTCATGTAAAATATCAACTAAAGCATCTTCTAATTCTTCATCTACACGTCCATCTGCTGGTATAGCGTATTCCTCATCGTCAATATTAAAAGTTATAAACATTTTAACTCGCATCTGCCATAACCTCTTCAATCAACTTATCCAGATACCATCTGGCTTTCTCTAAATCCTCTACAGGCTTTTCTTTGTAGTCAAATCGCCATAGATACTTCATAATATTACCTTGCAGATAATATTTAAAGCCATCACCAGTAGCTGCAGAGATAGCATGAATACATTCAATACCTGTTTGATTGTAATGTGGTGGACTGTTGACCATATCTACTGCATCTGATTGCTTATTAGCTTGCTCAGATTTAGTATTCATCCACCGACTATCTACCTCTGTAGCTTTAGCTTTCATAAACTCCTCGTGTCTCATCATGCGTTCCCCTTTGTTTTACTGCCAAAACTTAACTTAACTACATTAGAATCTGTATATTCTACTTTTGCTATTCTATCCTCAATATCTTCTATTTCATCTGAGTTGTCAAGCATATAGTGTTCCATAGTCTCTAAAAATTGTGGGTTTTCATCCATATAAGATACACAACAGGCAACTAAATTTGTCAAATGCATAAGATGTAACATACTCTCTCTATCCATTGGATTTGTTTTGTCTGTAACAATATTTACTTCTAATTCCCCTGTCCATGAATTTTCATCATCTAACATTGGTTTTAGTTCCACATAAAATGATTCTGGATTATACATGATTATCTCCTTTTAATTTTTGTACCGCTAAACTTTATAAAGTTAGGGTAGCTGTTCTTACCTTTTTCCTTCAACCAATCTTCGGGTATAATCCGGTCATAATATCGGAAGCCATATTTTGTACACCATTCACCATATGTAGACTTAGCACCCTTACGTAGTTTGCGTCTGCTGCTTTCAAACACAAAACGAATATCCAATTTGGGATGCTGCTTTTGTATAGCCAGATGCTTGCGTCTATCTGCTGCGGTGAACATACCTTTTGTTTCAATAATGATACCATTGAACAGCACGAAGTCTGGTGTGTAGGTTCTGTATGCAAGGTCTTCCCACTCAATCTTAACTTGCTCATATAAGAAGTCTACTTTGAGTTCTGTTAGGTAGTCAGATACCTTGAGTTCCAGACCGCTACGATAGCCATACTTTCGTGCTGCTCTGAATTGTTTTGCGTTAGGCAATGTCACGCCATAGCATTGATGGTAAGGTGTATCTGTAATTTGTATTACGATACCCTAAAGATTTAAGTTCTTCCTGAATTGCTTTATCCGCTTCATTACGTGCTGCAATAGCATCTCGCAACCCAGCAGTTTTTCTGTCACGATACTCTTTACGCAATTCAACAAGGCGTTGTTCTGTAGCTTTAATTTCATCCAATAAAGCATCAAATTCCAGTCTGTCATCATTCATCTTTATACTCCTCTTTTAGTTCAATGTATTGCACAATTTTAGGAAACTTAGCCTGTGACTTTACCTGTTCTCGTTCAATTAGATTAGGCCAACAAGTATTTTTAAAATCACAGAATGTACAGTGTTTATTAAGTACTTTGTTTCCTGTTTCCTTTCCCCTGAAGGTTTCAGTCTCAGGCTCAAAGCATCTTTTAAATTCGTTAGCCTTAACCGTTTTGACTGCTTTCTTTATATTGGTTATTTCTTTTTCAATGTCAATACCTGTAGCTGGTACATATTTAAATTTTCCATTGGCTTTGTTTACTACCCACCAGCCGCCAGCTTTTTTACCAGAAGCCTTTGCATAACCAGCGAGTTGTCCTATGTAGCCAAAGCCATCACCGCTGGCAAGGGTGCTGTAGGATTCAAACTTGTTTCTGTATGACCAGTCTGAAGCTGATTTAATATCATCAACTGCACCATCAAGGATAAGGTCATAAGAACCAGAAATGCTATCGTCACCAACATCAAGAGTAACTTTGTCCGTGTCTTCATACTTTACTCCCGCCTCTGTTAATAGTCCTTTGAAGACAGCTTCAACGATGTCTCCAATCATCATGTTCATTACGAAGTTATTTGATTTAGTTTGCGCAGCCTCTGGCTTGTTTTTTTCAAACCATAGTTGACAGGTTGGCCTACCAACATTAGACATACGCAAACTAAATTCTTTTTTCTCACGCTTACCGAATTGGCGGCGTAAGGCATCCATTATGTCAGTGCCAATTTGTTTAATAGTTTCTTCTGAAATTTCACTATTACCATTGGCAGCGTCACTCATGTACTTATGCAACGCCAATTCAGCAGGGTGATTCATTATGCTGCTCCTTCTTCCAGTTCAATGTCAATAAAATCTTCAACAATATCAACATCTTCTTCAGACATAGCTGCTTCTTGACGCTGACTTGTTTTAGCATCCCACTCTTTGTAGATATAGTCATTGAAGTTTTTTACCCAAGCAAGAAAGTTTCCAAACTGCTCGTGATCTTCCGCTTCAATCTCGTGTGATGCTTTCAGGTTAGCTTTACAAATTGGTGTAAAGTAACTTGATCCATTCGGAAGTTTGTTTTCTTTTGGATCAGAGAAAACAATTTCGTGTTCTGGTGGAACAAGTTCCAGTTTAGTAAACTTACCAAACTCTTCACCTATAATCTTAAAGGCTTCCTTGTTGTCAATTTCCCATATGAAAGGTGTTGTGACATTATCAACAGGTTTACCCTGCGAATCAACAGCATCCTTCATAGTGACAATACCAAAGATAATACGAACACGTTTAATCTGACGAATTAAATCCTGCATATCTGCTGGTAGTGCTTTGAAATCCTCAATCCATCCAGAAGGTTTTCCACAGTTAAATTTACCTGTGTTGTCTTTAAGATCATCATCAAGTGATATATCCATTATTGTACGATGGAATGTACCCTTTGGCTCATTAGGCTTTGGGTTTTTATTGGCAACGTATCTACGATACTGAAAGCGTTGCATAAAAGGACGAACACTTATGTTCTTGCTGTAATAGAATGTTGAATTTTCACCTTCTACTACTTCAAGACGATATGTGCCACCCTCAACAACTTCCACATTTGTTAGTTTACCGTTAATTTCAGCTTGACCCATCACAGGTTGATGCCATAGACGAAGACGATTTAATGTACTGGTCTTCTTAGTACCCTTCGCTCCATCAGCAGCAAATCCCATTAACTTGTTCATTGCTGCATAATTATCGGTGTGTATTGTTACAAGATCATTCATATAATTTTACTCCTTTCGTGTCTTGAACGCATAGTTATATCACGCTACATCCTTAGTGTCAAGCCAATTCGGTCCTATTTTTGCTTCTAATAAAAGAGGAACATTTAACTGTATTTTAAACTTAGAATTAACTAAGTCTGTTAAGTTATTGTTTGTCTCATTTATTATTGCAATTACCTTCTGCTCTTCATCTGGATGAATATCTATAACAATAGAATCGTGTACAGTATTCACAATGCAACTATGCATATTTTCTAGTTGCTTGTCAATATATAAAAGTGTTAATGGCACAATATCTGCTGTTGCAAATGACTGCACAGGGTAGTTTTTTATCTGTGTAAAGTTTGTAACTGTACCATTTTGTCTTCTGGTTACGTTAGGAAAATAAAACTGCCTACCAGAAGGTGTAGTTATCATATTAGTTGTTATAGCTTCTTTAGCCAGTCTGGTATGCCAAGCTGCGACCCCTTTGTACTTTTCTGTAAAGTGTTCGTAGTATGCCGCTTCTGCTGGTGTTCTGCCGAAACCTGTCGCACCGTAGAGTGGCGCGAATGTATGTGCTTTCGCATCCTGTCTACTCGTAGGTTGACCAGCATCACTAATAACTTTAGCGGTGTATGAGTGTACATCAAATCCAGTAGATACTTCTTCAATAGCAACTCCATCTTGTGATAAAAATGCGGCGGCACGAAACTCAAGCTGGGCAAAGTCAGCTTCCATTATCTTACCACCCTCAAATCGTGACACAAATACTTTCTTAACAGGGAATGTGCCGCCACGAGGCATATTCTGCATATTAGGATCAGCACCAGAAAAGCGACCAGTAGCTGTGCGATGCTGTAATAGACGGACGTGTAACTTACCATCCGCTTTTGTGAAGGTTTCAATGCCTTCAACAAACGAAGATAAATACGTATCTAAAGCACTAAGGCGTTTTACTTTATGTAAAAAACTCTTTGCTTCATCCATATTCTTTTCTTTTGCAAAACTCTCAAGAATGTCTAGGTTTGTTTTGGATGTAGTAAATCCATGCGCACTTATCCATTTAGCTGTAGGTGCAGAGAAACGAAGACCAGCAATTTCATTAGTAGGTATAAAGTGAAACCCAACACCAGCACAATCCTTGCAAGTAGAAGGTTTAGCATATGGTGTACCATTCTTTTTCATCTTATGAACTTTACCACGACCATAACAGCTAGGGCATTGCTTTGCTTTTGTTTTAAAAACAAGTTCAGAATTTTCCCTTACAGTATCTTTGAATACATCTTTTTTCATGTAAGGATCAAAGCAATTCTGCCACATAGCTTTATCAATAGGCTTACGACTATAAATAACTTGAGATAACTGCTCTGGGCTATTTAAGTTTACTGGCGTATCCCCCATCAAATCAGACACCTGCTTTTGTAGTTCGTTTGTAAGTTGAATCTTCTCTTGTTCAAATTCTGTACGAACAGATGCTAATGCTTCTTTGTCTACAGAGAAACCACGCTGATATATACGTGCGAGGCAAACAGCTACCTGATTAGTCAGTATAACTGTTTCCATTAACCCTGCATCCTTTTCTGTATTAAGACGATAATACAATTTATCAGCTAATTGCTGAGTAGCATGAAGGTCAGCAGATAGATATTCACATAACTCATTGTGAGGTATATCACGAGTACTATAACCCTTCTTGAAGTATTCTTTTAGTGTGTCTTGCTTTTTAGTATCCAGTTCATAGCGTTCTGCACAAGCCTCAAGAGATAATGGTTCTTTTTGTCCACGTTGTAGTACATACTCTCCTAACATTGTGTCAAACACAGGCCCATCATATTTAAATCCAGATTCCCACAGCCACATCAAATCGTAGGCGGCATTGTGTGCGATGATGATAGTAGCTTGGTCAAGCCACTTTTGAAGCAGGTTGTGTCCGTGGTATGTATGCTCACGCTCACTGTGGTCAAAGGTAATCAGGTCTTCCTGCCCTTGGTCAGTAAGCACACCTACCATAACCAATGTATTCTCTGGCTCAAATGGGTCAAGGTGCATCTTACCATCACGTTGTGTTACTGTATTTTCTATATCAAGTGTTAATTTCATCTAACTTCTCCTTATGTGCTTGTAGGTATTTAACTGCGTTAATTACAGTTGTCAAGTCATCTCTGAAACCACCAAGCCCATCATTACAGTGTTTACATATATAACCACGAAAAGTATTTGTATCGTGACAATGATCAAGTACCCATGTCCCCAATAGCTTTTGTCCATATTTATTTACTTCGTCAATGGTACGTTTACAAATAGGACATTCATAGTCTGCTTCCTGTGGATACAGGTTTTCCTTTCTCAACTCAGCAATTACTTTACGATGTCCCGACTGGCAAGACCTACAGGTTCTTTTAATTTCAGCCTCACCAGTTTTTGTGTAGGACATCTGTTGAAAGTTAGTCACAGGCTGTCTGATGTCACATTTGATACAGACTAAACCATCTTCACATAACTCATCTAGTTTATCTTCTAAAAAGAAATCTAATTGTGTCATGCCGTATACCGTCCAGTACGGTAATCTAGTTCGCAGTGTACAACCCCATGCCACCCAGATAACTTGTTCTTAACAACATTGAGGTGACGCTGTAGGTCTTCAACATTGGGGTCATCGTCTTGCTTCATTGGATTCTTTGCAATCAATATCATAAGGTCAGCTTCTGCAGCTTTACCTGTACGAGAACCTTCCATCATTGACTGATTGAGAAGAACCTTACCTTCTGCCTCTGCAGATAACTGAGACATATAAAAGACTGCACATTCATATTGCTTTGCAATCATACGAGCATGAATTGCATTAGCCTTTAGTGCCTCATCAGGACGAGCAAAGCCACCAGTACGAGCAAACTTATCGCCCATGTCTAGCAGAACAACATCAGGCTTATATGTTTTGCATACAGATTCAACCCATGCCATGTCACGTCCTGTAGCATCTTTAATCTTAATGCGTTCTTTTACAGGTGAGTATAAGTCACGAGCCTTTGCTGGATTAGATTTAATCTCTTTCATTGTCATACCTGTAGCGGCTGTAAGATAACGTGCGCCTACACGATGGCTACCTTCCTCATTACAGAGAATGATACAGTTAGCACCTTGAGATGCTAGACCGCCCGGTGATGCAATCAAGCTGGCATGAAAAGATGTCTTGCCTGTATTTGGTCTTGCACCAATCTCAATAAGATGTCCAGCATTGATACCTTCAACCTGACGTGTAAGGCTAGGAATATTAAACGTCCAACGTGCCTCAAGGTCATTCTTTGCAAGCAGTGTTTCAATGTCCATGTCATCCCACTCCACGTTAAGGTCAGGGGTAAAGTCATCATTGTATTGTTCAATTAAACGCCGCAACGGTTCTAGGCTCGTCTGTGTACCATTAACAAAGTCAAAGCCAATGTTGGCTACATCTTCACCAACTACCTGCTGAAACAATTTAGATAGCACTTCCTGTGCTACATCTTCACCAAGCGGCTGTTCTTTCTTTACCTGCGCAAACAGAGCCGCATAAGCAGTCTTCTGTGCAGTGGTCATTGATGGGTTGTTTGAGATAAACAGTGCCTCTACTTCATCAGGTGTAACGGTACGTTCATAACGTGACATAGCTGAATCAATAGTCTGCTTAATCTTACGAGCATCCTTGCCAAACAAACGGTCAGGACACCTAGCCCCACGATGATTGTCGTAGAACTGTTTATTCATTAAACTTCTAATGAGTGATAATTCCATTTAGCTTCTCCATATCTGTCGGGTTACGATATTTCAAATCGTCTTTAATGCGTAGTACACGAACATCGTTTACATGACCACGTAATTCTTTTGCAAACTGCAAATTCTTAGGTAGGGCATCGGGGTCTAATGCAACTACGGCTGTTGAGAACTGTGCAAGATACCCTTTATGCGATTCTTGTAGAGATGTACCAAGTATCGCAACCCCGACAAAGGATTTAATGCCACCAACCACGGCTGCACTCACACAGTCCTCAACAACAACTGCGACTTTACCATGTCCATACGAATATGGCAAGCCACTATTTCCATATCTTTTCCATTTAGGTAGACGCTTACCTATGGCACGGCCTGTAGCATCTACAGTTACACCATCGTGTATAACGGGGAAGACCACCCTATCGTCCTTCACATCGTACATCACACCTAATTCGTCAGGGTCTAACTGATAGCGATAACAGAAGGCCAGTACAGTACGTTTGTTACGATGTGGAACAATGTAATTGGGCATTTCAAATGTCTGTGTTTCTGTAGCATCTGCTACACTACGCATATTCTTTATATCCTGTACTGATAACCGTACACGAGCATTACCACCAACAGTACAAGATACTTTGTAGCAATTCCACAATAAAGCACCCATATTATTTGTCACAGTAAATGTTTTATAGCCACCACAAATAGGACAATTAAGCCTACGAGATTCACCATTAGAAACATTTAAGTCTTCTACATAAGTTTTCATGTTCATCATTATAATATCCTTATTATATATGTTTATATATAGTCCGTTGGGCAATGACGATGTTTTAATATCATATATTTTAACTACCGTCAATCCCTTTTCGTGCATTTAATGCTAAATTAGCACTAGCAAATGTGTTTTTCATGTATGGTTTAACTGACTGTGGATTAGCGTGTCCTGTAACCGACATAATTTGTGCCATATCCACACCCGCATCTACCATTTCAGTTGTACCTGTACGCCGCAAGTCAGATAATCGTAGTTCATCTGGTAATCCAGCCTCTTGCATCACCTTACGTGCTAGTTTAGGTAGCTTTGTAAGGCCGTAGGGGGCGTATACACCGCGTCTAGGGCGTGTAGAGGGGGCTACATACTCCTGAAAGCCAAAGGCCCCTCTCTGGTCTTCTAGCATTGATGCTAATTCTTCTGAAATTGGCAAAAATACCTCTGCCCTACGTTTTGATTGCTTGATGTGTACACGTTTATTGTCTAAGTCTAAGTCAGACCATTTCAATACTCGCATATCCCCTAGTCTCTGACACCATTCATAGGCCATATGTGCTATAAGTCCTATGTTTCTTGTATGAAACTCTGTGTACGCCACATCAAGAAACTTGAGTACCTGTTCACGTGTCCAGACAACCTTACGAGGCTTCGTTCCACGCCTTTTAACACTCAAGAATGGATTGATGAGGCACAATTCCATATTCAGCCCATGATTGATGGCAATACGAGAGGCAGACAAGACGTGGTTTGCCAATGCCACGCCTCTGTCACACCATTCATTGTACGCTTCTTTAGCCATACGAGAAGAAACTTTTTCACAATCACACTCGCCAAATCTTTTGTCTTGTACAACTGTGTCCAACATAATACCGATATGGTACTTATATTGTGCTTTAGTTTCTTCCCGCAATTGCTTGAAATCATAGGAAGAATAGTAATCTTTTACTACTCGTTCTAGTTTCATTATGCTGCCAATGCTCTAAATTGAGGTGCTTCAATCCACTTAGCAACTTCCTGTTCTCTAGCCCACATAGACTGTGCTTCAGTGTCGTTGCCCGTGTTACGAAGATTAAAACCATTACGCTCGTCAGCATAGCTGGCGTAGTTGGTAAAGGCAGAGTACAATGCCCAGAGATTACGTCCACGAGTGGCAACCTCTTGGTTATATAAGCTGAACATCTTCTCTGATTTATTTTCTGATTTAATTATAGCGTCCAGCAGATTTTTTACATTTTCAGCTTTTAGACTGATTGTTGCCCAACGCTGAAACATATCAGCAGACTTATCAAAGTCTTTAATGGTTGTCTTTAACTGATTAATAAACACACCCAAATTAAAGTTTGATGTATTCTTACGCTTAACTTTATCATAATCGCCTGTAATCATTCCATTAGTGCAAAAGAAATCAATCGCACCAAAGAACACCATATTACTACAGGAACCATCAATACCATGTAAGGCAATCAAACGAGGCGCAATGGTTGTTGTGTGCTTATCTGTTTCAATCTTACGCAACTTGTTTGGCATAGTCATGTCCATCATAGCCCATGCATTATTTTTAGCAGTGCTATATTTTATGTTCATGTTGTTGCATACATCAGAACCCAAGTGTTCAGAGATTGTGTTATGTGTTCTGGTAAAAAAATCACCGTGACTTGCACAAGTAAAGTCCTTACCAACAATCCCAAGATATTCGCCTGTATTTCCATTGATGACGTATTTAGATTTGTCAAACTTTGTAGTTTCAAATTCTACAGGAAAGTTTAGGTGGTCTGGAACCAATTCATTTGCTGTAAAGTCTAATGGCATATCTATTCTCCTTTTCTAAAGTGTAGCACCTGCTACAGTGCCAAGTGATACTGTGTTATATAGGGTTATAGACGCAGTGTCAAGTCTCAATGTTGAAATCGTGCTTAACTTGATCTGCGGCGGCTTCAAGTTCTTGAAGTTCATATGCAGGAATATACTTAACACCAGTATAGATACCGTCATGTGCAATACTTTCAGCCCATTTGTGTAGTTGTATGACGCTTGCAAGCAAGTCAACAGGAACTTGATTAACAATCTTTTGACGTTCTTTACGTTCTTGTTCACGCTTCTTTTCAAAGAAAGCCATACGTTCATCCATAGTCATATTATCTAGTTTTTTTGTCATATCATATCTCCTTTATAGTAAAGCAAGTAGGGGTAACACTACAAATATAAATACTACAACATCCATTGTGGCATCTCCCTTCCTTTGTTGTATCGTGCAAAAGCACTTTTGTCAACCTTGTAGAACCTGCGATAAGCAATGATAGGCCAGTTCTCATCCGTCTTTAGGTCATCGTGTCCACTGAAACACTGTGGATGTGGTGTCATAAAGTTGGTTGTGTCAGGTATTTTGCAGACACCAAACTCCAATGCATGATAATGCTTGCCAGCACCATGCTGTTTGCCATAGCGGTGTGTATACTCACGAAGCATTGCATCATATAGCCGGAAGGCATAGCCGTAGTTACGCTGGTTGTCCATTGCCCACAGTGTGCAAGGGTGCTTCTGATGCACAGGCTTGTATAAACCACGAGCCTCTGCATACTCAGGTGCATGATGCCACAGTGCAGTACATAGCATCTGTGCTTCTTCCAATGGCATCTTGACAATATGCTGGTCACACAGTGACTTAGCGATAGCATCGGGGTGATGCTCAATTAAAAACCTGTTCATGTGTCATTCTCCCACTTTATGTTGAGTTCAATTTCATTCCACGCAGATTCATAGGCAGCATCCCAATTAGTATGGTATCCTCTGTCTACGTCTTCGTCAGCCATTAAGATTGCCCAATGGTTAAGGCAAGGCTCGTGGTCTAGTGGTAACTCATGCTCAATTAGAAATCTATTCATCTGCAATCGTCCTCATCAAATTTACAACGTGTTGTGTAGTATGCCATCAACAGTGCGGCAACCTCTGGGAATGTTTCCCAATCAGGTCTGCTACAATTCCACTGATGGTCAATCTCGCTGTCAAGCGCAACCAGTATGGCGTTGACTTGTTTCTTTGGTAAGTTAAGTGTTATCATCTTCATTCTCCTCTGCGTCTAAGATAGCCCAATATTGGTCAAAGGTATACACTTGTGTATCTGTTTCAACTTCCATTGGGTATGCACCGAAATGGGCATAGTGTTCATACACATATTCTTTGATGGCTTCATAGTCCACGTTCATCCTCATTCTCCTTCGGTAAGTATACATCTACATCACAGCCACAGTTAGGGCAGTGCAAGTTAGTCACCATTGCATATGTATCTTCACATCCATATGCTTCAGCATCATGGTCACATCCCCATATCAGTTCTGTATTACAGTGCCAACAGTTCATGTGTCATTCTCCTCATCAAAGTAAAAGAATATACGGCACTCATCACCCATGTCATCAGCAAGAAACCAACCTGATGGTTCAGCATTTTCTTTTGCAGGGCAAGTCAGCATCCATTCCCAAAACTCTTGTCGTGTCATCGTATAACTCCCAATACCCAATTCTCTGCACAGTTTTCGGCATACACCTCACTGTGTCCTTTGATGTTGCGTTCCTCAATGATAGCACCATCCTGCATCATGTACACAGTATAGCTACCATCAGGCTCTACAAAGACAGTCGCTTTGCGGTATGCACCCATGCCACGACTGCAATCTTCATCACTATAAAACTCATGCAACAGCATCTTCATTCTCCTCTGCGTGTTCAGCTATGTATTCACTAATACCAAACTCATCATCCAGTTCGGGGTAATCTTCCACTACACTTTCCACATCAGTAGTACACCAGTCATCACCATCGGTATATTCACCAATGTATCCCCAACCTTCATCAAGGTAACGTGCTGTCACCTCAAAGCCCATGTCTACCAGCTTGTCATAGATAGGCATAGGTGGTGACCATGCAGTGTAGAAGTACAGTTGTAATGTGTTAGCG